TGGCGTCAGTAACCTCGACGATATGATTGCCTTCTGGAAGAATTACACTGCCGTTGCTAACCTCAACGTGCTGAAGATTTAGATCGTTAAAAGTGAAACTCATTGTTCGCTCCCTTGTTTAATACGTGCGTTATACTCATCGTCATCCATATCCATTTTGGCAAACAGGCTGACGATATTACCTGTCTGTTCGACTGGCTTGAGCCTTCTTCGTTCATCACGAACCTTGCCCTTCCAACCGTTATACTCTTCAGTGACTACGTATCTAATAACCTTACCCTCTCCTGCTGAGTGGGTATCTGTAGTGTGCCTAACACCACAAAAAACATTATCAAAGATACCTGGTAGCTGTTGCTGTGATTGCTTGCCAGCAACCATAGGCCAATACTCTGTGTTACCAGCGTCGTCCTGCCCTTCCTTGGCAAGTGCCGTTACAAGAACGTGCATATTCATATCCCTGATAGCCTTACATGCGCCTATCAAGTTCTTGGCGTGGTCAGAAAAAATCTGGAAACCGTTTACAGCTTTGCCAGATTTCTTTGCGTCTTCCTCTGCCACTTGGTTTGCATGCCTCATGCTCATGTCACTAAGTTCAGTCAAGCTGTCAACCCCAACCCACTTGTAACCCTTGGACTTGAAGTCGTCAGTCATCATCCACTTGAATATATCGACGAAACTATACGTATTCTTTGAAGCCATAGAAGGTGTAGCCCAACTAGTAAAAGGCAAATAGTCAATGCCAGCATCACGAATAGAACTCAACCCACTTTCTCCCGAAAGAATAAACCCATTACCAAATTGTTTTTGGTAGTGGATAAACTGAGTTGTCTTTCCCCATCCGTGATGACCATACAATAATGTTTTTCTGTAACTTGTTGTGTGATCAGATGTGTTCATCGGTTCAAACATTTATCCTAAACTCCCTGATTTAACCGTAACCTTTACTGGCCCACCCTTGCGAGTTAGTGCTGGTAAAAGTTCTTTCTGTTGCTCTTCGTCCAGCGTCTTAAACTTTTTCTTATCTATTGAATAAGTACGACGAACAAAGTCTGGCAGGGTTGTTGATGATGTGAAGATTGTCTCAAGGATTTCTTTATCCCAAGTCCACCGTTCCTGTCGGTAGAGTGTGACCATGTAAGCGCCAACCTGTTTGTTGAACTCACCAGCATCTGCTGGGAACTCAGCTTCGATCTTCATCTTTAGCTGGTCTGCTTTACTAGACAATTTTTCGATTTGATTTACAAGCTGGCTGAACTCTTCAACCATGCCTGATAAGCCGCCAGTTTCTGGCTGTTGCTCATAGTCTTCCCAAGTCTCCATCGGCTTTACTCCTTATGATTTCAGTGTGCGTAAGTGTGGCGAGGTGCAGGGAGGAAATACTGTGTTCAGCTATTTCACACCCCGCCACAGAAATTACAATAGCAAATGTGTAAAAAAAAACAACTGTCTTAATTGTGAGAAAATGTAACGATAATAAGACAGCGCTTGTAATCACATGTAATATGAGGATATGTCTAGTATGAGAAAGGAATAATCATGTACACGTTCAATGTCAGCAGATTGGTTAAAGACTGCGGAGGTGTTACTGAAGTCGCAAAGGCAACGGGTAAAAGCAGAACTCAACCCTACCGATGGGTAAAGACTAACAGTATAACCACCGAAATACTTGCGAAGATCGTATTCGCCAACCCCAACATAAACTTAAACTCATACTTAGAAGAGATGCGAAATGAACCAAGAAGCTCAAAAGTGGCGTGACGCTTTATACCAAGCGTCCGTCGAAGCAGTGGAGAGGGGCTGGTGTATTATCCCCTTATCCTTACAAAGCAAGAAGCCGCTAGTAGGCTGGAAGAAATACCAGACGGAGCCGACCACTTTAGAAGAAGTGGAAGATTGGTTTGAGAATGGTGTAAGAACTACCAGTGGAAATGTAGTTGGCACGTTTAACATCGCTGTCCTTACTGGTTCTATCAGTGGGATAATTGTCTTGGACTGCGACAACGAGAAGTCAGTTGAGTACGCAGTCAAGAACGATTTGACCTCACCGTTTGTAGTGCATACAGCAAGAGGCAAGCACTTCTACTTCGCTCACCCACTTCACGGTCAAAGATTTGGCAACAACGTCGGAGGTGTGACAAGGAACTGGCCTGACATAGAAGGGCTAGACCTACGTGGTGACGGCGGTTACGTAGTGATGCCGCCGTCCATGAAGATGCGAGACAACAAGGTAGAACACATATACCACATGGAAGTTGGTTATGGCCTTGGCCTTGACGACATGGAAGACTTTGTTTGGAAAGGCACTCCTGAAAGCGTAGCTCCACCGCAAGTAGGAGAGTTTGCTTTCGGAAACTTAAACCTTTCTGGTGTAAAGGTTGGTCAGATAGAAGAGTCTCTGCCAGTTTATGACCAAGTTAAGAGGCGTGTAGCGCACTTAGGTCACAAACTACGAGAGGGAGATGGCACTGACGTTTGGATGCTCAGATACATTGGTCAGCAAGTTCGGCAAGGAGTTGTTGAAGAGTCCTTGCTTCTTAAAGTAACCAAGTTTCACGACGACTTCTTTGATGACACTGGGTTTACACCTGATCAAACAGAGACTTGGATTAATACCAAGATACGTAGTGTCGTAGATATGGATAGAAGATCGTACCCAGAGGAGTACGACAATGAAGGCCGAAGAATACTGAAGGCTAAGGAACCGCCTAGACTTGGCAGACTTGTGCCAATTCGTGGCTCTGATGTTGACAGACTGATCGACACACTAGGGGAAACCAGCTATTGGTCAGACCCAGTGATACCATCCGAAACAATTACTCAGGTTGTCGGGTACAATGGTCACGGCAAATCCTTTTTCTTACAAGGCATGTTAGTAAGCATGGCATCAGGTAATGAGAGTTTCGGTCCGTTTGCTCAGAAGCCAGCGAAAGTTCTTTACTTAGACTACGACAACCCAAGCCGTACTGTTTTATACAGATTTCGCAACTTCATAAACATGTTTGGCGATAGTGGTGATAACTTTAACATGTGGTCGCCATCACTCATCTCTGCCGACGATGGTGGTGAGATGAACTTGGGGACAGAGCAAGGCTTCAAGTTGCTGGGCGATTGGTTGGAAGTAATCAAGCCCGACATAGTGGTTATTGACACAGTTCGTAATGCGTTCGGCGGGTTGGAAGAAGCCAACGCCGCAGAGTGGTTCAAGGTAAACCACGTAGCCAAGTCGATACGAACTAAGTTCAAGGCGAGCGTGGTGCTTGTACACCACCGAAATAAACCAGGCGAGGGTGGATTAGGCAGAGAAGCTGGGTCAACAGCACAACTTACCGACATCGACACACAGGTTATGGTCACTCAAGTATATCGGGACAAGAACGTAGCGAAGACGAAAGCGGCAATTCACGATGCGGATGTGTCTGTCACTGCGTTCAGTGGTGCAGAGTACACTGCCACTACTTTCTTAGAGAACCAGTTGGAAGCAGACAGCAGACTCAAGATGGTTCAACAAATTTCCTTTGGGAAAGTTCGTACTCAGACAGAGTTGCACCGCACGTACTACATTGGCTGGGCGGAACGGCTGGCGGACGGAAGCGAATACCTTGTGCATACCCCATCACCGAGGCAACAGGCAGTGTGGTTACACATTCACAAGTCGATGGGTGTTGAGGAAGTGAGTCGTTCACTGAGCATACCTCGTTACGAAGTTGAAAGGTGGTTGCGACAATGATTAGGGGAACTGTTCTTGAACTGTTCTTGAACTGTTCAGTTAAGAGACAAGGCCGTTTAGGTCTTGGCTCTCTTATTGTCCTGGACGGATTATACACAAATAGGTAGGAGGTAGGTCAAGAGAGAAAATGTAACGAAACATCGCAACCCCTTTGGGGGTTGCTCTTTTAGAAACATTCAGAGGTGAGCATGAATAGGAAACCGATCTCAGATCAGGATCGGGAAGCTCTCTTGGATATGCTGGAAGATGGATACACATATAAACAAATGGCCTCTTTCATGGAGGTCTGCACTGATACGCTCAAACGCATACTCGTCCGAGAAGGGCTTGCCGAGTTTAACGGAGCCAAGTACGCGATAGCTCCATCGCATAAATCGCAGATGCCTACGTGGGACAGGAAGTGTCTCAAGTGTAAGCGCATGTACACACTCCCCAAGTGGCAGTACATCTGTGACAAATGTACCTCAAAAAACGAAACGCTAGGGTTAGCTGACGACATGATCTTTGTTGATGTGTCTGAAGAAACACCCTTGTCCGAAAGAACTGAGGGCTACAATTTCAGTGC